GATGATAATGACCGTACCCACCGGGAAGGCTACCGTGCCGCTAGCCGGGACGGTCAGGGTCAGGCTAGAGCCGTTCATCACGACGGACTTGCCACGGTCGGCCAGAATGAGTTGGTAGTTGGCCGTTTGCTCATTCTGCGGGGCGTCGCGATAGCCTACTGCCCAGTTTGCACTAGCCGGGGCGTTGTCGGGGATGACGGGAGTGCCGGTAAACGTGGGGGAGGCCAACGGGGCGTAAATTGCTGCGGCCTGAGCGTTAGTCAGCCCGTCGGTGATGCCGTATCCCGCGAGGGTGGTCGGCTTGCCGGAAATGGCGCTCCACAGAATAGTGGTCAGCGACAGGTCGTTGATGCCAGGGATGTCATCGTATTCGCGAATCCACACATCGCAGTCGTCGGTCACGACGAACCGATAGGTCTCGCCCTCGGCAAGCCACAAGTCCTCGGGAAGCCGCCCGCTGCTATCAAGGATGATGGGGTTGGCGTTCAACGCACCCCCGGTAGCAGAAGTGTACGTTGACTGTGGCGTGGATGTCCCTGCGGCGTAGGTGTAAATCTTGCCGCCCGACAGCAGGTTCCCGCTATCGTCAAAGAACTGCGCGCCCGCCCCTGCGAACGATGAGAGATATACGGTCATATGTAAACCTGCGTCATGGTGAGAATGACTGACGGAATGGCCGGGACAACCCCTGCCGCTGCCGTCGCTTGCAACTGCACGGTGGTATCGTCAACGGCCCACATCAACTCAAAGTAGTCTCCGTTTGACATGGACACGAACAGATTGGCAGCGACGAATATTTCGCCGTTGTTGTTCTGGATGCGTACTTGCGAAGCGGAGTTGGCGATGTTGTTGCCGTTGGTTCGCCCCCATACCCAGAACAACCCGGTGCCGCCCGATGTTTTGTCGAGCTGGATGGAGAACTGCATATTGTAGATTGCAGGGCGCGTCACCTTGATATGCGAGGTGTTAGCCGGGTCTACATAAACGCCATAGGCGCTAGAGGACGAGTTAAAGGTAATGGGGTAAGCGGTGTTGATCGCCGCGGCCGTCTGCGTCGTTAAATCAAAGAACTGCCCGTAGTTGATGGGGTTCGGCTCGTACCGCGCAGGAGCCTCAAGAAGCGCGTCTATCTGCGACTGAAGTACGGGGATAGAGTCCTCGACCGTGGAGGCCAAGGACGGGGTAAGTTCAAGGTCGGCAATGCTGGTGGAGGTCGTACCGCCGCCGGTCAAAGCAAACTGGTTGTTGAGGTAACGGAACCACTCCCGCGACACCAAGCCGGTGCGCTCGTCCACAAAGGGGACGCGAGGGGCGGGAATGTTCGTAATGTTGCTCACGCTGCCGTCCCCGTAACTTCAAGTTCCGCGCCCATGATGGCGACCTTCACCGGGTCAGTCCCGCTGATTTCGTATACGCGGTCGCGCAGTTTCATCGTCATTCCCAAACGTCGGTAAATAACGCGGGTTGCATACGAACCGGAACGTCCCATAGACGCCTGACGCTCCCCGCTCCACGTATGCCCGCCGTCGTCCGACCACCGCAGGATCATCTGCGGGTTAGCCCCTACGACGGGCGAGGTTTCGGTAATGAGCGTCAATCCGTCATCTTCCGTAACGGCAAGAAGGTTGTTGCAGGTCTCGGTTTCAACATCCTCGGGGACTTCCGTTCCCATCGTGCCGACCGTTTCCGGGTCGCCGGATTCGGTATTGACCCACACTTCGGCTTCGGTGGTGATTTCGGTGGGATTGTCAAAGGCGTCAACGCCCGGAAGTCCAACGCCCGTTTCGCAGTCAATCTGCAAAGAGTGGTGGGCGCTACGCTTGAGGTTGTTGGCCCCCGTCGGCAAGGCTCGCCACGAGCGCAACCATTTCTGCGTAACCCCTGCATCGCTGTAGGCGTCAAGGCTGTACTGGTAGACCCTGCCGTTTTCGTAGTCTCCCACCACGGGAGCGTTGGCAAACCGCGCCTGATTGTTGGCCCGGTGTCGCTTAAACTTGCCGCGCCGAAACCCCGCTCGTTCGTGCCACGATTCGGTGGCAGCGTCGTATACCCAAGTCGTGTCTGCGTCGGTAAAGTTCAGGACGTAGAACACGTGACCGTCCTGCTGATAGGTGTAGGCCGTAGCGTCCGAAAGATTCCCGTATTGCTGAATAGCGTACTCCACAGCGTGGGTAGAAATACGCACCGCCTGGTAGCCCTGCGCCGTGTACACGATGCCCTGTCCCCGAGCGTCTGCGCCGAGCCAGAACACGCGGTTATCCATCTTTGCGACGGAGTAGGGGGCAATACAACCGACCTCGTTATACGCGCCCTGTATGCGCGACAGCGGGAAGTCCGCCTCACCAGAGTTGTACCAGACCTCTACGGAGTTGGTGCCAAACAGCCACGCCTCGCGGTGGTCGATGATGAGCGATACCAGCCCATCGGGGGAGCCTTCCGCAGAAGCAAAATCAAGCGGGTCAATGGATGTGCCATCAAGCAGCGAGGTGACCCAAACTCGCTGACTGTCGGGTTCGTTGAAAACGAAATAGCCATCCAAGTATCCAACCGTTACCGCGCCGGGGAAGTCCTCGTCGGTAATCTGTGCGAACGCTTCTGTAGATACATTGTAGATATATCCATCAGGGTTTGCCGCAATGAAAATCTGTGTGCCGTTGTCGGCCATGGAAACAGGGCCGCTGCCGGAAATGGTGCCGATCCAAGAAGTCCCTACCGCTTCTAGCAGAATTCTCTCGCCCGACTCCAACAACACGAAATCGCCAGACTCTTTGAGAAGGGCCGACTGTGCTAATTCGCTAATTTCAAAGTCAGAGTTGAGCCGATAGAGCTTGTCGCCCGAGACGACGTACAGATACGCGCCGAGGCTGTACAGCCCACGGATAGGCCCGGTGCCGATGGTCGTCTTGAGGACGAGGCCGGGACACCGCTGAAGGTACGCAGGTTCCTTGCCGCCTTCCGGGATGATTTCCGGGAAAAGGTTCACGCATCGGTTGTCGGCAGCGTTGACCGACCGGACGACGTAGGAGGAGCCTAGGACGGGAGACTTCACTAGAAGTTCCCTGAGTAGATATTGAAGCGCGGACGATTGACGATCAGCGCCGCTGGCATTGACATCACATCGTTCGGGTTGTTGACGCTCTTGAGATTGCGCTTGCTGTACATCGCAATGCGGCGCACCTGCGGGGAAGGCTCTACGCCAAACTCCGGGGCGAGTTCACAGGCGAGGTTGTACCGGAACGCCCGCAGGTAACCCGGCGGGAACGCCATGTCGGTATCAAGGGTAGCGGGCTGCGTCAGCTCCTCAACCGAAATGAAATGGAACTCCAGCGCCCGAGTCGGTACGGGGTAGAGGTAGATTTCAATGTTTGGGTACGAGGCGTTGTACCAGAGAATCTGCGGGTACGTTGAAGTCACCGTTTTGACGGCGATGTTGTCGTACTGCTCTTGGTTGATCATTTTGATGCCAAACGACACGTTGGTCGAGGCATCGCGGAAATAGGTAGCGTCGTCAATCTTTACGGGACGGACGCCTACAAAGTCACCAGAGGGGCCGAGGGTGCGGCTGACGGTGCTGGACGGCCATGTGAACACTTGGTCAATCGTGGAGAACACGGACAGTCGTTCCGTATTCCACGAATCCAGCATCTGGTTGAGCGCAAGCAGGGCGTCTTGCGAGGTCGCAGCCGACGGCACTTCGCCTTCAGCCAACACCCCGATCAATCGCAACGCACCGTTGATCTGGTCGGCAGCGGTAGCCATGGTTACTCCTTACGCTTGCGCTTGGTGGCGAGATTATTTGCCGGCGGGGGCGGCGGCGCAATGGGGTCGAATACTTCCCACCCCTGAGAAACGTCAAAATCCACCTCAACTTGCGAGGTGGCAACCTTTTCCCCGTACACGGGGTGCCGCAGGTAGATGACCACAGGGAAATGCCCCGGCCACCCTTGCAAGTGACCGGGGCGATCCTTTAGGCCGTTCGGTAGACCGTCCAGGCGCTATCGCCTGTTCGTCGCCATAGCAGCTGTGCCGAGGAAGTCACAGCGATAGTAGCGCTACCGACGATGGTGACACCCGTACCCGCCGAGAGCGTAATGGCTCCCGCGCCGGTGCCGATGTTGATTACGCGCAACTCAAAGGTTGAGTCGGTCTTAGCATTTGCCAGAGCCGCGTCCAACTGCGCGCCCGTCGGGGTCACGTAGGCGGCAGCGGTGGTACTGGGGTTTGCGACCATCAGACCGCCGTTGACCTGAATGGTCGTCAGCGTCGTTGAACCCGTGGCGGTGACCGGGGTGGTCTGTACGCCGAGGTAGACTTCAGAGACGTTGCCATCACCGAGCTGATAGCCGCCGCCAGAGACAGGAAAGCCAGGCATAGGGATACTCCTTAAATGTTGCCGTCGGTCACAGCACGATCAGGCCGACTGACGAGGACAAGATAGACCTCGCTTGCTGTCGGCGTAATCGAGCTGCCCGTGTTGTTGCTGAAAGTGATTGCCAGCGTGTTGTTGGCCGACACGCGGGAGTTAACGATACCGAGACCCGCTTGGGTCGTCGGCTTCGTCACTACCGCCATGTCGCCCACCAACAGCCCGTTGACCGTAAACGTCTGCTCTGCCGTGGTATTGGCAGAGACAAGCGCAGGACTCAAGGTGACGCTGAGAACCGACTGCTTGGGGATATTGCCGAGTACGAAACTCATGGCATCAACCCCAGAGCCGGACAGCCATCTGCGGGCGAATCACCGAATAACCGTACAGAACGTCGATACGGCACGGCATACGGTCGTTGTTGATGTCGTACTGACGGACAACGCGGAGCGAGATACCGTTGTGAACCTGACGCGAGGCCATGTCCACACCCTGCGGCATCAGAAGGTCTGCCGTCGCAAAGGCGATTGCATCCTTGTGATAGGCGAGGTTCTGCGGGAACTGCGAGGACGCAGCGCCCAAGAACGTCACCGTGGCCGACGACTGCGGGAACGAATCCACCGTCGCCAGCGCGCTGACCGGCGTGTAGATCGCCGGGCTAATCGGCACGTTGGTGTACGCACCACCCGAAGCGGTCACATCGGCAGTTACAACGAACTGCTGAAGCGAGCCGGTCGATTCACGGGTCTGCGGGTTGACCGCAAACACGCTACCGATGGTAAACACATCGCCCTTCTTAAGCGTCTGCGTACCGGTGCCGGTAATGTTGATGGTCGTGGCGCCCTGCGTGGTCACCGTCGAAGTCACCGAGTGAGCGCCCGTGCGGGTACCCGTGGTGAACTGCTTGATCGACTGCGACATGGCAAGTTCGTCAAAGCCGAGGATGCCCTCGCCGAACATACCGTTCTTGAACTGCGCCGAGATCGTGCTGACGGGGTTGAACAGCCCCTTCATGCCTTCGATCAGGCCCGCGTTCGCAGCCGGGTTGACGGTGAGGTAGCGCGGGTTCATGCCCGCCGCCGACTCGTTCAGCCTCTGCTGCGCCTGAAGGAGCGCAAAAGAAGTGGACGGCGTGGTTCCCGGCGTACCGACCGACTGGTAGATGCCGTTGAAGCAGTTCGCCACATCGGCGTCGATGGACGCGGCAAGCTGCGAGATACGCGGCTTGAGAACGCGGTCAGCGAAGTCGTCCAACTGCATGGTCATTTCGGCGGTCGTGAAGTTCACGCCGATATGCTTCTGCGAGGACACGGTGAGGGTAGTGAACTGCTCGTTGTCGTCCTGAACCTGAAGCGCGGCACCGTCGGTGACGAGAGCGCGATCCGGGAGACGAATACGGAGCGTGGTGCCGATCTTGGCACCCTGGTTGGCAAACGAATTGTCGTACTGCCGGTTGACGTTGCGGGTGATTACAAGGTTGTTCTCAAGGATTTCGAGAGCCTTCCTCGTGATCATGTCAATTGTAAGAAGTGAATTAGACACAGCGGACTCCTAATGGTTTAACGACGGTGCTGCGCTTCCCACTTTTTGGCTTGGCGACGACGTTCGGCTTCGATCCATTCCGACGTACTCATGGCCGATATTGACCGTGGGTCGGTGGTGTCGTAGCCCCCGGCGCTGTTGCCTTTAGCCGTTACAGGCTTGATGGGAGGCGGGGCGTTGGTTGTCTTTTTGACCGGCGGGTTATCGGCCAACTTGGCCTCAATCCGACCGATTTCCTTGGCTTGCAGGAAAGGGGACAGGCGGGAGATACGATCCGCTTCCTTGGGGTTTGCCCCCAGATAGTAGGCCAGGTCTGGCCCGATATCGGATGCCTGAATCGTCTGGGCCATCACGGTCGTGATCGGTAGCGCCGGGTTGTACGCGACTTGCTGGAAGTCCTCGTACTTCTCACGCGCCGCTTCTTCACGGTCGTGGTAAGCCTCCAAGAGAGCCATTTGCTCCCGCTCTGCCTCGCGCTTCGCAAGCAGTTCCTCGGCTTTACGGGAGGCGAGGGCCTCTGTATAGCCTTCCGGGTCTGCTTCCTTGTCGGGCAGCGCAGCCGGTTCCGAGGTCGTCGGAGCCTTGAGCGCCTGCTCTCTTTCCCACTTGCGCCGCTCTCGGGCAAGTCTCTTGCCGACCATCGCGTCCAACTCCTCTTGAGTGAACGTCTTGGCGGGCTTTTCCTCCGGCTGTGGCGTTTCCGCAACGACTTCAGGTTCCGGGGTAGCCGTGACCACCGGTTCCGGCGCGGCTTCTGCCGCTACGACTTCAGGGACAGTTTCGTCCGTCATGACATTTCCTTTCGGAGAACCTGGTCATCCGGGCCAGTACGGGTAAACTCTATATGGCGTGTGGCGTTTATGCAACATCCCACGGCAAAGAAACAGCCTTGGGCTGCGGAACCTTCTGCGATTCAATCTGCTCCCGCGCCCGATCTTCAAAAGCGGCTCGGCTTTCGCCCAAGGCGGCCTTGCCCCATTCCACAACCTGCCCTTCGGTCAGGCTCTCAAAGGCTGTAAACGACTCTGCGTCGGGCGGCAGCAGCTTTACGTCGCCCTGCACAAACCCGACGAGGTTGCCTTCCCGTGCGTGGAGGTCAAAGCACACCGTGACGACGACATCGTACAAGTCGTCCTTATCAACCACTTCAATCTGTCTGATCTTCCATTCGTATTGCATGGGTCACCTTTAGGTCAGGGCAACGGATCGCCAAGAACCGTTGTAGGCGTAGAGCCGGTTGTTGGTGCTGTCGTAGTACAGCGGGACGTTGCCGGTCGGGTTGGTCGGCGCGCCCGAAGGAGCACCCGCTGCTGACGGGACATGGGTAAATCCGCTGGTCATGTTGGTCGCTCCCGGCGCAACTTCCATGCCGCCCGCAAGGTAGTTGCGAGCCGTGCCGCTCATGAACAAGTTCCAGCGCCCCGTGCCTGACGCCAAACCGCCAAAAAACGCATAGTTGTTTGTTGCGCCGATGGCCGTCGAGTCGGTCAGATACCCGGCCTGATTCGTGATAGCCGACCCTGCTCCAAGCCCGCTGAACAGCGCCTGATAATGGTACAGGTTGGTCAGGGTGAACGAGGCGGCTTGGGTCGTCGGAGCCGTGCGATACATGACCGCAGAACTCGTAGTGCTGCTCTGAACTTCGCCGTCCACCAAGACCGAAAGGCTTGCCCCCGCGTTACTTGGAAGCGCCCCCCGGACTTGAACCCGGGTCTCATCCAGCGTCGGAGAGTTGAAACTGATGCCGTTGGTGTTGCTTTGCAGCAACGCCGGGAACTGGTTAGTTCCGGCAATCAGCACGTTGCTCAAGAACGTGTTGGTGCTGGCCGTAAACGTATGGCCCGAATCGCGCACCGCCTGCTGCGTGAACGTGCCGCCGGGAGACGTAAACGTGTTGTTGTTGATCTTGACGTAGGAACTGCTGCCCGACCACAGGTAGACGTTATCCACCGTTCCGGCGAACGAGGCGTCGGCCAAGAACTCAAACGTGACGTTGCCAGACACCGCCGTAATCGTCTCGGTGTAGGTGCCGCTTGCGCTGCGGGTCGTTCCGGTGACCGTCGTGCCGCCCGTCAGGCGCGGGGTAATAGACCCTGCGGAGCGCGTCAGCGTGTAGGTCAACTGGTACGTTGCATTGGCCGTAAGAGCCGTTGGGACCGTCTGCGAGAGCGAAGACGACGTTCCGGCGACCTTGGTAGCAACACCAGAGCCGATGCTCCAGCCCGTTCCCTTTGTCCACAAGGTGTCGGTAGCAAAGTCGCTGTTGCTGATGCGGTTTCCTGCGGTGAACTCAATAGCACCTCGGGCAGCACCAGAAGGAGCGCCGCAGTCCTTGAAGATGTTGCCTTCAATGGTCAGGCGGCTAACCGAGAAGATGGACAGCGCGTAGTCGCCCGCGCCGTTAACGCTGATGAACTCGTTGTTCGTCAAAGCAAAGCCGATGACGTTGGCGTTGGGGTAGCCAAGCAAAGACGCCGACCCGCCAACGAACGTGTTTCCGTTCATCACGACATCGTTGCAATTCCACATCACAAACCCGCGCCCGAACGTAGACGCTCCGGTCGGGAACTTGACATAGTTATCGCGGATGCGGATGTTGAGATCCGGCGTTGAGTCCGTTAGTGCAGCGTCTGGGGGGAACGGCGACCCATACTGAAAGAACAAGCCGTAGGAGTTGTTGCTTGTCGCGCTTGGGATGTCAATGTAGTTGTTCTCGATGACAAAGCCGTTAGGCATAGTCGTATAAGAAATTCCGGGCAAATACACCCCAATAGCCGCAACACCGTTGTTGCAGTCAAAAACCTTGTTGTTGCGAATGCTGATATCGCGAATGATGTGGTAAGCGTTGGAATCCGGCTCAATGTCGATAGCACCAGGCATCGTGCTGCGCGTAGTGCGCGTGATGTAGTTGTTGTCAATATTGATGCCGTTGCCGTCAATGACGCTGATACCGTTGCGGTTGTCCTTGTTGATGCCGTCGATATAGCAGTCGCGGATGGTCACGTTGATGTTGTGACGCTCCTGCCCACCAACGTCGCCGCTGCCGATGTAGATACCGTCGCCACGGAAGCCCTCAACAAAGCATCGCTCAATGACGCAGTTCTGGACGCCGCTGAACGAGATGTTATGGATAAACTCGTTAAACCCGAGCGTAGTGACCTGCCCCACGACCTTGAGGTCTTGCACCGTGACGTTGCTGACGAAAGTGGAAGCGCCGCCCGAATTGATGTACAGAGCGCCTTGGCTGGCGTTGGTGCCGGTGTAGGAAATGATTGACGATGCGCCTTCGCCAAAGATCGTGTTGTTGCTTTTGAGCGAAATTGGTGTGCCGACCTTGTACGTTCCGGCGGGGATGAACACGGCATCGTTAGCGTTGACCGCCAACTGGATAGCCGCTGAATCGTCCGTCACGCCGTCGCCTACCGCGCCATAGTTGCGGATGCTGGCGATCTCGCTCAACTGCCCGAGCGTTGCACGTTTGGTGACGCCGCCGTCCACTACCGGGACAAGCGCAGAGCGCGAAATGGTGTCGCTGGCGGCAGGGAGCTGCGAAATCTTGATTGTGCTCATAAGTAACCTCAGTAAAGCGGAAACGCCGCAGTCGGCGCGGTGAAGTTAGCGGTGTAGCGGGCAACGCCTTTGGTGATGCGGAGGTCGTCAATGTAGCCGTTCAATGCGCTGCCGCCAACTCGATCTGCGCCGGTATACAGGACATTGGTTTGGTTGAAATTGTCTGTTACAGCCCCGGCGCTAGTAGCGTCTGCCGTGCCGTTTAAATACACGCGGAGATTTCCCGTTCCGCTACCGTTGCGAACAACTGCAAAGTGATACCACGTTCCAGATGCAAGGCTTGTTGCACCCGTAAGAGCCGTAGCCGTATAACTAAATTGCAATTTGTTGCCGCTTGTGACGTTGACCGACCACCCGGTGGACGCCGCGCCTTTGCTGGCAAGGCCATACGCAACGCCTGTCGCGTTCAGGTATACCCAACCTTCAATGGTAAAGTCGCCGCTGCCAAGTTGCAGATTGGTGTTGTCGGGGCCAAGCAGCCAATCCCCCGTCCCATCGAACGCAATGGACGCTCCGCCCCACTTGCTCTGTGCCGTGCTGATCTGCGCATTGCCTACGGTCTCTAGGTCGTTCTTGGCAGTCGCGTCAAAAATGCCCGCGTTCGTGAAATTGAGCAGGAGCGAGGTGTTGGTAATAGCGGTAAGCGGTGCGGTGGGAGGCGTGAAGTTGGCCGTGTAGACGGCGGTGCCTTTGACGATGCGAAAACCCGAAAGATAACCGGAAAATGGCAAGCCACCACCCGCCGTAGTGTAATCACCAATCTTTACAGGCTGCGCACTATTATCAACAAAAACACCAACAACGCTTACGGTGCCGTCTGATGAGCCATTTAAATAAAGCGTGTTAGTGTTTCCATTTCTAACAAGCGCAACATGAGTCCATGCGTTGGTAGTTATTGATGCAACGGATGTGGCGTCATACGCCGCTCCTGACGAATACACCGAACCTCTAACTTTGGAAGTTGAAGTAATTTCTACGCTAAAAGATGCGCTTGAGTTTGTTCCCGAATTATCCCCTTGCCATGTAATAAATTGCCTGTTTGATGACAAAGGGTACATCCAAAATTCAATGGTAAAATTTCCGTTTCCCATTGAAAACACATCGTTGTCAGGAACCGTTAAATTGTCTCCCGTCCCATCAAAATACCCACTCCCGCCGTTGGCGGCTGCGCTGTACGCAGTCCCAGAAGCAGGGGGGAACGGCGAGAACGTACCCTGCGTCGTGTTGCCGTTGCGGGTGATGCTGAAGGCATTCGTGGACGAGTCAAGGAACGTATTGTTCTGCGCGCCGTTCGTGCCGTTACCGGGCAAGAGCAGCGTCGTAGACGAGAAGAACGGGTCGCCGGGGATAAGGCCAAACAGGCCAAACCCTCTAGCTGATGCAACGCCCCGTGTCCCGAGAAGCGGCATTAGGCAAACCTGGTCTGCGCGGCAAACACCGAGAACGTCGCTGCTGCCGTCTTGATGATCGTATACGAGTACACATCGACGCTTGAGGCGTTACCTGCGGCCGGAGCTGTGCCGCCCTGCCACCGCGTCGTAACGCCAGAGGTCGTGCCGTCTACCTGCACCGTCGTGTTGTAGTAGGGCGTGGCACCATTCGTCACAAGGAAGGCGACCGTAATGGCCTGTCCCGTGGCAAGAAGCGTGTCAAGCGACGTACCGGCAGACCCACGGAAGTTGACCGTCCAGTTAGCCGATGCGTTGGTCGTGTAAAACAACACCGACTGCGTGGTGACATCAAAGGCAATCGTCCCGGTCGCTGCTGTGGCCGATACGGTCGTGGTCTCTGCGGCGTCGGTCAGGACTGCCCCAAGCGTGGAGGAAGTCCCGTTGAACGTCTGCGTAGCCGTGAACGTGGTTGCCGTGCCGGGGGCGACGTAATCCGTCCCTGCGGTCGCGGCAGAGAGGGCCGAAGTGCCGTTGCCCTTAAGTACGCCGGTCAGCGTATTGGCCCCTGTGCCGCCGTTGGCGACGGACACAGGAACACCGAGAAACGCGAGGATGTCCGACACGGTAAGTCGGAAGTTGCTTGCCCCTCGCGCAATAACGGTCTGGTCTCCCGCTTGAGCAGGAGCGCCAGAGGGCAATGCGCTGATTTTGGAATCGGCCATACTTACCTCACGCGGTCAGCGCGGCAACCTTCATCTGGAACGCCTTGACACGCTCGTCAAGGGCGGCGCGATCTTCTTCCAACTTGGCCTTGGCGGCAAACAGCGCATCGGTGTTAGCCAACAGGCGCGCCTCACGATCCTGCAACGCCTTTTCCTGACGCTGGATGTCTTTGGCGCGGTTGTCCAACTGCGTAGACCGCTCGTTGTAGTCCTTGTCAAACGCGCCGATCTTGTTGGCAAGACTGGCTTCGCGCTTGGCAAGTTCAACGTGGTGGTTGTGTGCGGCCTTCAACTGCTGCGTGGATTCGTCCAACTGCTTCTTGGCTTCGGCTTCTGCGTCGGCCTTGATCTTCTCCGCTTCAACGCGCAGCCGGTTGGCGTCCTCTACGGCACTCATGGCGCCCTGGCGCTTCTCCAGTTCGTCGCGCAACTGCGCGAGAGTCGCAAGGTCGCGGGGCAACTGCTTGGTGAAGTACCCAAGGTAGTCGATGTTTCCGGAAGGATTGGTGATGTGCATGACGGCCTCAGGCGTAGTAGGTGACGTTAAGCGCAGCGCTCGCCACGGTTTCAATGAACCGAATCTGCGTCAGGTCGCCGTCGTACTGAAGCGTAACACCCGCCGCAAGGGGCATTCCCACCGAGGCGGTAGGGGCTACGCCGTCGTCGCGCCACCGCACCGATTGGGTCTGCGGGATGATGACCGCGAACGTGGGGCGGCAGGAAATGCCGTTAGCGTCAACGGTCGGGACAGTCAGCGCCGTGGAAGCACTCAGCGAGGTGATCTGCTGATACCCCAAGCGGGTTGTGATGGTTTTAGACATATAAGCTCCTGTTAGACCGGCACTTCTTCCCAAGTCAGACGGCCAGCGACCGAAAACACGGTGCTGGAAACGGTATTAAGCAGCGCCAACACGCCACCCGGCGGCACGAAGATGCTGCCGTCGAAGTTCTCCGTACCCGCGTAAGACGGAAGCAGCGCGGTCGAGGCGAGCGTCGTGTAGGTCAGGCCCGAGGGCGACGGCAGAGCCGAAGCAGCCATGATGGCGAGGTTGTTGGTCAGGCCCGTCAGGGCCGTGGCGCCGAAGAACCCACGCGCCGCCGATCCGCTAGTGGCCAGCGTGCGAGCGTTGAACGGGTTAGACCCCGTGCTGACCGCGCCGTTTGCGAGCGACGAGGCCCACACGAACGCTCCGGGGGCAGCGCCCGAAGTCAGGTTGTTCGCAACGACCGTCAGCACCGCTTGGAGGATGACGAGGTTGACGGTGGACGATGACGGGTTGTAGACGCCCAGAATCGGCGTGGTGGTCGCAGTCAGCGAAATGGTGTTAGCGGACAGCGCCGAAAGGCCGGTGTTTCCGGTGAAATAGACGTTGTTGCGGTACACCTGCTCGTAGAAGCGACCGTGCAGATTCGAGGCGATGGAATCGCCCAACTGACCGGAGCGGCCATTGACGACCGCATTTGGACCAGCAGCCGAGGGCTGACCAACGATGTTCTGGATGATAGGCATGGAAATGCTCCAGTTAGTAAGACGAGAACCCGGTGACGTTCAGCAATACGCTGGCCCCGGTTGTGCCAGCCGTGTAATTGAGTGCCGTTGCAGCGGTGCCGCGCAGCGGAGTGGGGAACCGCAACTGAACGGGCAGCGTCATGCTCGCCGGTACGCTGAATGTCACAAGCGTTGTCGCGCCATCTTGAATCGTAAGCGTCGTTGCCGTCGCGTTCGTGTTCTGAAACGTAATGTT